TCAATGAAGGAGGCACAGGCAGCGTTCAAGAAGGGCTCCAAGCCGATCAATCAGATGGACGTCGGCAAGTACCTCCGCGAGAAGCTGGAGGCGCCGGTGCCGGAAGGCGGTCAGCGGGCATCCGTGTTTGCTGGTGCGGTGCGCGAAGCCCCGCGCACCATCAAGCAGGCGCTCAAGGGCGGCCCAACCTACGAGAAGCTGACCGACATTCTGTCGAAAGAGCAAAAGGCCAACGTTGACCGCGTGCTAATGGATTTGTCGCGCGACCAGCGCGTCAAGGAATTGACGCAGATGGGCCGAGAGGCCGCGCCCGACCTTGCCATGCCTGCTGGCAAGGCTGAGCGGCTCAACCTGCTGAACCGTGTGGCAACCATAGCCAACGTCATCATCGACCGTCTGGAAGGCAAGATTAACGAGAAGTTGGCCGTAGAAATTGCATCTGAATTTCTGGATGCTGACAGGGCCGCCGCGGCGCTGGAGACCGCTATGAGCCGGTCTGCTCAGCGTGCGCCTGTGACGCGCAGACCATCCGGCCCGATCAGCCGCGCCGTCAAGCGTGCGCCCGTCGTGACGGCGCCGAACCAGATGAACAGCCAGGAAAACCGCAACGCGATGTCGAGGTGACGTGCCGTGCTTGACGATCAAACACTGAAGGTGTTGAACGCGATCATGCAGTGGATCGTCATGCCCGTGGCTGCGTTCGTGTGGGTCATCTACCGAAATCAGCAAAAGCACGACACGGCCATCGCGGTGCTCCAGGCCCAGACCGAGACAGCGCGGTTGGCGCACGACCGCGAGATCAAGGAAATCCGCGAGACGAGCCGCGCGATCATGCAGAAGCTCGACAGCATCGAGGAGGCGCTGCGCAAATGAAGCTGAACAGCGCGTCCTTCGCCAAGCTCAAGGGCGTTTACCCCGACCTGGTGCGCGTCGTGCTGCGCTGCGCTGAAGACTGGGCCGAGGCCGACACGGGCTTCATCGTCACCTGTGGCGTGCGTACGCTGGAGGAGCAGAAAATCCTCAAAGCCAAGGGCGCATCAAAGACGTTACGATCCCGACATATCCCTGCGGCAAATGGTTTTTCACATGCTGTTGATCTGGCTTGCATGATCAAGGGCCAAGTACGCTGGGACTGGCCGTTGTACGACAAGCTGGCCAAGCGCATGAAGGCAGCCGCCGATAAGGAGAAAGTTCCGCTTGAAGCAGGTGCTGATTGGGTCAAATTTCGTGATGGGCCACATTTTCAATTGCCGTGGGTCCAGTATCCCGGCACAACAAAAGGAAGCAAGTGATGTTTACATCTATCGACAAAGCACTCGTAGGTCTCGTCATGGGCCTGCTGTTCATCGTCCAGACCTACACTGGCTTTAGCACATCGTGGATCAGCGCGGATACGGTTGCCACCATCGTCGGCCTGATCACGCCCGTTCTGGTCTGGGCAATCCCTAACAAGTCGTGAACTGGCTAGAAGTCGCTGGCGTTGTTCTAGTAGTAGCCGGGCTGCTCGGCGGTCTGATCATTGCAGCACAACGCCCAGCCTTCTGGGTTGAATTTGGAACGCGGCTGCTGGCGCGCTTGTGGCCGTTCTTTCTAACCTACATTACGAAACGAATGCCGCCCGAGAAAGAGAAAGAGTGGCGCGACTGCATCCGCCGCGGCGGCGAGTGGGATCACCGCCGGAAGCGATGCAAGGATTGACGTATGGCACGCCGCAAGATCACCATTGAGTGGAAGACCTGCGAGCGTGCCTGGGGCTGGGCCTATATTGGCGAAGATCATATCCAGCTAGACCCGCGCCTTCTCCAGAAGCCGAAGCTGCTCTTGGAGATTGCCGCTCACGAGGTAGCGCATCTTGTTTTCCCTGAAGCAGAAGAGAAGCAGATCGACACGTTTGGCAAGCAAGTTGCAGACGTGATCTGGCGGTTGAACTTCCGCCGCGCGCAGGAGTAGCAAATGACCCAAAAATACTCCGACGCGGAGTTTATCGACGCATGGAAGCGTCTAGGTTCGCCGTCTGCCATGGCCAAAGAATTGGGCCTCAACCTGCGGGGCGTCAACGCGCGGCGGGATAACATCGAGCGCAAGCACGGGATCGTCTTGAACACGATCTCGCAGCCCGCCAAGCGGGTCAAGATCGAGGTGCCGACACAAGGTTTCCGCGCCATAAAAGAAAATGTTGTTGGCCCCGTCATCATCGGCAGCGACGGACACTTCTGGCCGGGCGAGCGCAGCAAGGCGTTTGCGGCCATGATCGAGATCATCAAGGACTTGCAGCCGTCGATGGTCATCATGAATGGCGATAGTTTTGACGGCGCGCGGATCAGCCGTCATCCGCCAGGCGCGCGTGTACAGTTGCCAAGCGTAGTCGAGGAACTAGAGGCCGTCAAGGAGCGCCATGCGGAGATCGAGGCATACGCGCCTCCCGGCTGCTATCTGATATGGACCGACGGCAACCACGACAACCGCTTCATGGCACGGCTGGCGCAGGCGGCGCCGGAATACGCGCTGGTGCAAGGGTTTGACATCGCCCACCACTTCCCGGCATGGCAGTTCTGCACAAGCCTGTGGCTGAACGATCACACGGTCGTGAAGCACCGCATCCACCAAGGGGTGCACGGGGCCTATAACAACACGTTGAAGAGCGGCAAGTCGATTGTGACCGGCCATACGCATCGCCTCCAGGCAACCATGTTTGCGGACTACAACGGGCTTCGCTGGGGCGTGGAATGTGGGACGCTTTCGGATTACGGGCCCGAGAACGACAAGTTTGCTTACGCGGAGGACAACCCTGTGAACTGGTCACAGGGCTTCACTGTATTGCATTTTGCATCTAGCGGCATGTTGCTGGAGCCGGAGTTCTGCCGTATCATCAACGGTCAGGCTTGGTTTCGAGGCCAGCCGGTGGTGTGAGCCACCGCTCAATCAACTGAAAATATCCAACGCAGTCAGTCCAGTGATCAGGCTCATGCGGGTTTCCTGATAGAATGCGGCCGATCTTGGTCGCAACCATTTCCAACGTCTCACGCTGGGTGTCGTCAAGTGCCCTCCAGTTCTTGCCGCGGCGCATGGCTCGCTTGAGTTTTTGCGCCATCATGGCGACATGGTAATAGTCGCCGTGGGTCTTCTCGCGTTCGTCTAGGATGTCACTCATGCTTGTCTCCCATGAGTGCGGCGAGAATTTCCTTGCGTTCGCGTACCGCGCGCAGCGTCGTGTAGCGCTGGTGGATGCGCACCGCGTAGGTCGGGCGCTTGTGGACCTCGACCTCCTCGTCCAGCATGGCCTTGACCTGGTGCTCGTCACGCATCGCCAGAACCACGTTCAAATCGTGCCAATTCCAACTCATCCTTTCAACTCCTCCAGTGCAATGTCTGATATGGCGCGCTTGTCGGCAAGGGCCGCCCAGATGCGCTCGTCGATGGTCTTGTTCGTCAGCAGGATGTAGACCCACACGTCGCGCTCCTGCCCGCTGCGGTGCAGACGGCCGACGACCTGCTCGTAGAGTTCCAGCGACCACGGCAGCGACAGGAACACCAGGTGGTGGCCGCCGTGTTGCAGGTTGAGGCCGTGGCCCGCCGACTTGGGGTGGACCGCCAGCAGCGGAATCTTGCCCGCGTTCCAGCGCTCGATTACGTCGGCGCCGTCGTCCAGCGTCCACAGCCGCCCCGGATAGCGGCGCTTCAGTTCCGCCAACTCCTCGATGAAGTTGTAGACGATCAGCGTATTGGCCCGCTGGTTGCCCTCCAGCACCTCGTCCAGCAGGTCGAAGCGGTGCGTCGAGAACCAGTGCGCCGCCTTGGTGACCTTGAACTGGCCCGCGGTCTCGGACGCCGTTGAGACGCTGTCGTAGACCCAGCCGCTGGCCATCTGCTGGAGCTTGGTCGTGACGGCAGCGGCCGACAGGGCGGTGATGTCCTGCCAGACGAACTCGCGCTTCATCTTCTCGTATGGCTCGCGGTCGGGCATGTCGCAGCGCATCTCGACGACATGGCACGGCGGCAGCTTGTCCTTGTAGACGCCGGGCTCCAGCACGAACGTCGCCGGGCGGATGCGGGTCATCACTTGCTCCAACGCACCGCGGCGCGGCGTCCACTCGCCAAAGTCCCGGTTGATGCAGACGAAGTACTGCTGAAGGAACGCGCCCTTGGCGCGGCCTAGCAGCTTCTCGTCGATCACCTTGCACTGGCCGAACACGTCCTCCAGCCCGTTGGACGTGAACGAGCCCGTCAGGCCCCAGCGCACCTTGAAACGGTCCAGCACCTTGACCAGCGCCTTGAAGCGCATACCCGAAGGGTTCTTGAGCCGGGTCAGCTCGTCGAAGACGATGCCGTCGAAGTCGCCCTCGGGCATCTTGTCAAGGTTG